TGTCTTTTCGCAGAAAGGCAAAGTTAGCGGGGGTTATAAGGTTGCTAAAACGCAACAAAGCGTTTAACATCAAAAAATGAAAAAAGCACCCAAACAAATTATTGCATTTCTGCGTAATCCAACCACTTGGAACGCCGATGCGTTTGAAACCGCCATCAGGAACGAAGTGGAAAATTCAACGGGTGCGTTAACTGCATCTGATGAACTGCTAATTGGTTCTTTGGTTTTGGTAGTGGAAACTTTGGTACAGGCGCACATTGGATTATTGGAAAAAGGCGCGATTTACCACTACAACGCGGGGGATGCACCAAGCCCCTATTACAAGATAAGAACCGAATCAATGGACAAAGCGATAAAGATTCTTGCCGAACTAGCATTAGTGGCAAGGGGTCGCCCAAAGATTAAAAACAAGGCATCCGAAGTAGATGAGTTATTCGCAACTGCTTGAACCCGCTTTTCAATATGCTAGGGGCGTAACCCTTGGCGATATAACTGCTTGCGAAGATGTACGGTTAGCCGCCCAAAGATTCCTAGATATGGTGGAACGGCGGGATGCGCCTTATGAGTTCGTACCCGAAAAAGCCGAACACATTTTAAAGTTTGCCAAGTTTTGCCGCCATGTCAAAGGTGCTGAAGCGGGCAAGCCTATTAACCTACAACCGTTTCAAGTTTTGTTCTTGGCGGCTATTTATGGGTTTAGGGATAGGAAAGATAAAACCGTTCGTTGGGTAACTGATGTAATTTTGTTTGTGCCGCGTAAATCAGGCAAGACAACTTTGGCATCAATCATTGCACTTTATGAATTACAGTTTGGGGATGCGGGTGCTGAAGTTTTTACTTTGGCGACCAACCGCGAACAGGCAAGTATTTGCTTTGATTCATCTAAAGCCATCATTGAAAACATGGTGCATGAGTTTCAGCAAAAGTTTGTTGTTTACCGAAGCGAACTAAAGAAGGCGGGTGATTCCACTTCTACTTACCGTGCGCTATCCCGTGAAAACAGAAAAACAGGCGATGGTAAAAACCCATCGTGCGCGATGATTGATGAAGCCGCGCAGATTACAGAACGGTCATCTATTGAGGTTCTGCATAGCGGTATGGGGGCGCGTAAGAACCCTTTGCGTATGTACCTAACAACCGCATCGTTTACCCGCGAAACCAAGTTCTTTGAAGATTTAAACCACTTACGCACGGTGTTACGCGGCGCGGCAGAAGATAACTACCGTTGGTTTGGTTTACTGTATTCGATTGATGCGGGTGATGAATGGTCGAACGAAGAAACTTGGGCTAAAGCCAACCCGATGCTTGGCATATCGGTTACTACCGAACACATTAGGCACATGGCGCACGAAGCGCAATCTAAGCCCGCAAGCCTTAACGAATTTCTTTGTAAGCAACTGAACATTTATGTTTCAGCAAATAGCGCGTGGGTCGATAGAAGGTATTGGGATGATTCAGTTTGCCCTATGCCTGAAGATAAACCCGAATCAACTTTTATTGCGTTTGACTTGGCATATTCCCGCGACTTAAACGCGGTTTGTACTTTGCACCGATATTCGGAAGAAAAGTTCTTTGCAGAATTCCAATTTTTCTTACCCGAAGAAAGTTTAGACCTAATCCCAAATCACTATAAATCTATCTTTCTGCAAGCCCATGCAAGCGGCATATTGCGGCTTACGCAAGGCAATGTAACCGACCTTAACGAAGTAGAAACCTACATCAAGCAACAATGTATTAAGCACAATGTTAAAGAAATCGGCTACGACCCGTACAACGCCGCGTCATTGGTTGCTAATTTGTATTCCGAGGGTTTACCCGTAAAGAAGGTTGGGCAGGGAATGGCGGTTCTATCTAACCCGTCTAAAACCGCAGAACAATTGATTTTGAAAAAAGGAATCTTGCACGATGGCAACTCGTTTGTTGGTTGGCAATTAGCCAACGCCGAAGTTTATACGGATGTAAACGGAAATGTCAAAGTTCGTAAGAATGAAGCCGATACATCCGCAAAAGTTGACGGAATTATTGCAATGATTATGGCTTTGCATTGCCATCTAGACAATGTTTTTATTTCTGATACATTTGGATTTAGAAGTTTTGAATGGTAAACCATCAAGAAATTGGGTAAAAACATGGCTATTTTCGACATTTTCAAGCGCAATAAAGACCAAAAAAACGAATCCAATGTGTTATTTGGGCAATCTGCGCTAGGTAATAACATTGTTTATCAGGGTTCTAAACAAGCCCCAAATGTCAATACTCAGATTCTTTATGTAACCACAGGCGCGACCAATAACGCGGGTCGCCCCGTGGATATGTCGCTACTTACGCGCAATAGCACAATCATTGCTTGCGTTGCGGCAAAAGCCCGCGCCCTATCCCAATTGCCTATTCGCGTAGTTAGCCAATCGGAAGATGGTACTTATGTCGATGCCATCAAATCGCCGCTAGTGGGCGCACGGGATAAGGCTAAAGCCAAGCAAGTGGCAAACCTTTTGGCACAACCCAACCAATTCCAAAGTACCTATGAATTTTGGTATCAATGGCTAATGTGGTACGAACTTGCGGGCGAAGCATTTACCCTTTGGTGGAGAAAAGACCAACAAAGTACAACGGAAACCCCGTTAGAAATGTACTTGCTTGATTCAACCCTAATTGCCGTAACAATCACCCCTGCGCGTTACCCATCGTATCGTTTGAGTACGCCTAGTTACGGTTTTAACCGTGATGAACCGCTGAACTTTAACCAAGTGATGCACATTAAGGAAATGAACTGGCAAGGTTCTGCGGGTTTTAACAAAGGCATTTTGGCGGCAGAACTTGTTTCGCTAGACCAAGATATTGACCTTTACGCCAACTACATCATGCAGAACGGCGCAAAGCCAAGCGGCATGTTTACTACCGAAAGTGTTATTCCTGATGGCAAATACAAAGAAATCGCCGCCCGCTTGAAAGAAGCATGGTCGGCAATGGTTTCTAGCCGCCCAAGCGACCCAAGTAAGGCGGGTCAGGGTATGTTACTTGACCAAGGCATGAAGTACACCCCGTTGGATATGCTGACCCTACAGGATACCGATGCGGCTAAGTTAAAAGAACAAACCATGAAGCGGATTTGCGGTTTGTTTGGCGTACCCGCGGCAATGATTGGCATTGGGGATTCCAAGTACAACAATACGCAAACAATGATGGATGAATTCTATAAATCCACAATGTACCCAACTTTAATTAACATTCAGCAAAAATTAAAGCAACATTTGTTTGTTGGCTACCCTAATTTGTGCATTGAATTTGATACGCGCAATTTCTTAAAAGGCGCACCGTTAGACCAAATGAATTTTGCTACCGCGGGCGTTAGTAATGGAATTATGACCCCCAACGAAGCGCGTGAATACTTGGGGATGCCAAATATTGACGGTGCTAATGAACTTGTTGATAAAGGCGGGAAAGATAAGCCGATTGTAGGAACATCCCCGCAAGATACGGGCGGGGGCGGTGGAAACCAAACCCGAAAAATGAATATCGGCAAGTGAAAATAAATTGTCCACTATTTTTAAATTAGTGATAGCATCCTTGGCAACATATAAGCCAAATACAGAACCGCCCCCCAAAAGAGGGCGACCCCCTAAAACAATATATGACATCGACCGAACTAAAATCGATGAGGTAATCTATGACCGTAAAAAACCTGATGATGGTTTGCGAAGCCAAATTAGTTTTGGAAAAGCAGGGCGAAAGCACAGGAAAAATTGAAGCAACCGTAACTACTTGGGGTGCGCGTGAAGGCGCAGACGGTAGGCGGTTTAATTATCAACCCGAAGGTTTTATGCAATGGGCAGAAGATTTTTCTGCATCAGGTCGCCCCCTACCCATGTTTGTGAATCACGATGCGGATGCAATCCCCGTTGGTCAATGGGATGCGTTCGAGTTTGACGATACAGGAATGAAAGCCGAAGGGCGTTTGTTTGTCAATACTACGATGGGTTCTGACCTTTACAAAGTAATGCAAGAATCACCCGCTATGTTTGGCGGCGTTTCCGTTGGTGCATACGCCGAAGAATATCAAATGGTCAATGCTGAAGGCGAACCCGACCAATCTGATGAAGCATATTTCCAAATCACAAAAGGCGGCTTGCGCGAAGTATCCGTAGTGATGTACCCCAACAACCCAATGGCAGAAGTTAGCAAGTTGGAATATTTCCGCGCTGATGGTTCTGCCGATTTAAAAGTTTTAGAACAAGCCTTGCGTGAAGTTGGGCTATCTAAAAAGGATGCGGTAGCCGCCGCATCTACGTTCAAAAAAGTGTTAGAACTGCGCGATGTAGTTACAACGCCTATTGAAATTGCGCCTATTCTGAGTGAATCAGATGCGGAGGCTACCGAAGCGGAAATTCTCGCGGCTTTAGAAACCCGTGAACTTCTTAAAATTCTTGATACCAAAATTAAAGGTTAAATCATGTCACAAGCAATCATTGAAAAACTGGATGCTATCGAAGCCAAGCAAAGCGAAAGCATTGCCGCCGTTGAAGCAAAAATCCCCGCCGCCGTTGAAGCAATCAAACTGGAAATGCAAGAAACCATTTCTGCTTTGGAAGCCAAAGTAGCATCTATTCAAGCCCCCGCCATCATCAAGCCCGCTACAACCGTGCGCGGCGATGTAAACCGTTCTGTTAAAGAACAATTGGCTTCTTTCTACAAAAGCAATGCCCGCGTAGAAAAAGAATTGCAAATTTTTGCAGATGAAAGCCAACGCGATGCGTATATGCGCGAGGCATCAGCATTGACAGGCTCAGGTAACAACCAAGGTGGTCGCACCGCCTATGACCCCGTGTTTGCCGCTTTGCGTTTGGGTAATCCAATGCGCGGTTTGTCACGCACCGTTGCTACCGATGGTTCTTCTTATCAATTCCGTGTCAAAACTGGTAATGCGGGTGCGGCATGGGGCTATGCAATTCAGAACAACGGCGCAACTACTACTGAAGATACAAGCATTTGGCAATTGGTTTTGCAAGACCTGAACGTGCAATTCCCAATCCGTACCGCGGCTTTGGATGACATTGATGGTTTGGAAGCCAATGTTGTTGACGATATGTTGATGGAGTTTTCACAAAGTGAAGCCTTGTCAATGATTCAGAATAACGACCAAGCGGCACAATCAGGCACTAACCCTTACGGCGGTACAAATGGCTTGCGCGGCTTAGACCAATATGCGGGTGCTAACGCTACCTATACGGGTGGTACTTGCACTACGGCGGCATTTGGTTCTAGCGGTACTGGTTCTAATACTGGTTTGCATAGCCTTGCTACTTATGACCAACTTACCACTAACGCTAACACCGTTGGCGCAAACAACATTAACTATGTTGACGTAATCAATACTATTTATGCTTTGCCACAACAGTATTGGACACCATCAACTAAGTTTATGATTAACCCAATTTTGTTAAACGCTATTCGCGCATTGCGTGATACAAACGGCGCACCAATCTTTAATCGTAACGAAGGTTTGTCAGTTGAAGGCATCGTAGGTCAATTGTTGGGCTTTGATGTTGTTGTTAACAAGTATGTTGATAACCCATCACAAGCCACTACGGGTTCTGCGGGTACAAATTCTTTGTATCCAATGTACTTTGGTGATTTCACACGCGGTCATACAATCATCGACAGATTGAACATGATTATGCGCCGCTACGACCAAACGGCCCCAGGTTTTATAACCTTTTTCGGGGAAAAAAGATTGGCAACATCCGTTCGGGACCCTAACGCGTTAATTCGTTATCGTTCAACTGGTACTGCTACTTAATTGCGTTGCCATTAGCGGGGGGCGAAAATCCCCCGCTTTTTTTAAACAGGAATTCAAAATGTCTATCACCGAAAAAATCTTGAACGGAATCAAACAAGCCATCACCGAAGGCGGCAAAGTAAATATCGATTTGCGTGAAGCAAGTGCAATTACTGGTTCGGGTTCGGGTGTCGGTGGTAATGTTGTTTTTGATGAAGCGTTTGCGGCTTTGCGTCAAGCAAACCCTTTGCGTCAAGGCTCACGCCAAATCGCGGTTGCGGGTTCTGATGCCCAATTCGTTGCCAAAACTGGTAACGCCGCAAATTCTACAAACCCTTGGGGTTACACATTTACGCCTGATAGCGGTTCGCCTAATGTGAACACTTCTATTTGGCAATTACCCGTGCGCGTATTGGTTGCACAATTGCCAATCAGAACGGCGGTGCTAAGTGATGTTAATGGACTTGATGCAACGCTTGTTGAAGATTTGGCACTTGAGTTTGCACAACTTGAAGGTCAATCAATGGTTCTTAATAGCGACCAAGCGGGTAGCACAACTACATCTACTGGTGCTACTAACGGTTTGCGCGGTTTGGATAGTTACACTAGCGGGGCTTCTAGTGCTTTCGGTACTAGTGGTACGGCTATTACAAATGGCATACATACTATCGCTACGGTTAGTAATGGCGGCACTACGGTAACTTACAACAAAGTTGTAAACATGGCTAACGCGTTGCCCCCGCAATATTGGTCGCTAGATTCAACTGCTTGGCACATTAGCCCCGCAATGATTCAAACATTGCGTCAATTAAAAGATACGGCGGGTTTGCCCTTGTTCTTGGAATTGGGCGAAAAAGATGGTTGCGCGATTGGTCACATTTTTGGTTGGCCCGTTATTCCTAATCCTTACCTTTCTACAGATTTTCCAATCTACTTGGCAAACTGGAATCGGTTTTTGACAATTGGTGATACCGAACAAATGACCGTGCAAATGTTTGAACAAACACAGGCGGGTTTTGTAACGATGTACGCAGAAAAAAGAATGGTAAGCACCGTGCGCGACCCATTTGCGGGCGTTCGTATGTCTGCCGCCTAAAAGGGGGCTTGAATGTCAGTAAATAGCGATTTACTAGGTGCGCCTTACGGGGCATCTACCCGCAATCCGTTCAGTTATGTAAAAACAGAACAGATTAACCGCGATGTAGTTACGCCTTGGTTAACCTTGGATGAAATCACAAATCAAATAAATTTGTTTGAAGATGAATCACAAGATGGTTATTTGCAATCATTGGAACTTGCAGTTCGCCAAGCCATTGAAGATTATTTAGGTCTATCTATTTTTTCAGTTACCTACCGTGTTTGGTATGGTGCTGAAAACCTAGCCGCATCGCCCGTATGTTTGGATTTGCCCGAAGTATCGCAAAACCAATACCCCGATATGTCAGGCGTAACAATTGAACGCGTAGCGTATTGGGATAACAGTACACCGCCCGTTTTAACTACTGTTTCTTCTACTCAATACTATTACGATGCAAGCGGTAACAAGGTAATTATTCAATCCTTGCCGACTACTATCAATAGCCAAATGACTGCACCAATTATTTGCGAGTACACAACCGCACCTAATCCGTTGCAAACTTATCCCGTTATTAAGCAAGCGGGTTTGTTGTTGTTTACGCACTTGTATAACAATCGTAGCAATACAACCGACAATCAGTTAAAAGACATTCCATTTGGCGTATCTACATTGCTACGCCCATACAAACCATTGGTGATGTAAATGGCAATTGCACGGTTTGAACAAATTACAGTCAATAATTTGGCATTTGCTAAAAGTAGTTTTGGCGAACAAACAACCGCGCAAACTACTTGGTTTCGTACCCGTGCGCGTGTTCAATCCGTTGCCAATAGTTTAAAGATTTCCGAAAAGTACCGCCTTTATCAAGATGTAGTTAATTTTATTTTGAACTACACCCCAAACACAAGAACAATGGTTCGCAATCAAAACCTTTATTCAATCAATTACAACGGTTACGATTGGCGTATTGATAACATCCGTGAATCTGACGATAGGATGACCGTGGTTATCTTGGCTTACAGAACTGACCCAGTTACGGCGGTGTAAATGGCAACGCAACAAAATCCAGTTCAATACGGCAAAGCGATTCAGTTTCAACTGCAAAGCATTGTTACGCCCGTACCCGTTTATGCGGCGTTTAACCGTAACTTTGCTACCGAACCCAAGTTCTTGGTTTGGATGCTAAGAAATGTTCATCAAGATGTGTACACAGGGCCAGTTCAATCCGTGAAGGGTATCGACCGCCCAACATTTCAGATAAGTATTTTTACGCAAGTAATAGAAGATGGTTTCACTATTTCCAATCAGATACTACAATCGCTACACGGATATAGTGGTTTGTTTGGTGGTGCAACAAATGGTTTTCAGATTGCTAAAGCAGATGTTTTTTGGCTTTACAACACCTATGACAATGATGAAAAGTTAGCCCAAATTTTTCTTGATTGCACCCTAGATATTCCAACATAAGACAACCCAACAACTTTTGAAGGAACTTTTAAAATGGCACTACCAAACAAAATAATGGCGGGTTTTAGCGCGGCGTTGTATGCCCAATCAGGCGCAACCCCTACCGCGTTAACACTTGCCCAACTTTCAACCCTTGGCAATGTTTCGGGCATTGCAATTTCGGGTAATCTGATTCCAGTAGAAGCAGTACCCGCATTTGGGCAAGATGATGCCGTTGCTAGTTTCGGTGTAGCGGGTTCGCGTCAATCTGACAAAATCCCAACGCAATCCGCACCAACATCACTTAGCGTTACTGCCGCATGGAATCCTAGCGACACAATGCTTTTGCTGATGCGCGGCGATGCCTATAGCGGCTTGATTGACCGTACTTTTGTAGTTAGTGCTACCGAAGGGTCAAACATCGTTTATTACGCCTTTAACGCCCGCGTAAGCCAGTTTACGATTGATTCAAGCCCTAGTGCTGAAGCCAAATGTAATTTCACCATTCACCCCCGTGGAAATCTCTACGGTTGGTCTAACAACGCCTAAAGGAATATCATGGCTTTACCAAATAAAGTTTTAGCGGGTTTTAGCGCATCGTTGTATATGCAAAGCGCGGCAACGCCTACACCCCTTACAACGGCAAACCTTTCCGTATGGACAGGGCAAGTTACAACCATCGTAGGCACGGCGGCTAATGGTACTGGTGGCGCGGGTGTATTGTTGCCCGTGGAAGCCGTACCCGCCTTTGGTCAAGATGATGCGGTTGCATCTTTTGGCGTAGCGGGTTCACGCCAAAGCGATAAGATTCCTACGCAATCTGCGCCTACATCGTTAAGCATTACCGCGGCTTGGAATCCAAGCGACACCGCCTTATTGCAAATCCGTTCTGATGCCTACAACGGTACGGTTGACCGCACTTTTGTTGTTGCCGCGGTTGATGGTGCTAATACGGTTGCGTATGCGTTCAATGGTCGCGTTTCTCAATTCACAATTGATGCAAGCCCAAGCGCAGAAGCAAAATGTAACTTTACAATTCATCCGAGGGGCAACCAATACGGTTGGTCTAATAACACATGATGACCGTAGAACAAGCCGTAGAAGTTCTTAGCACTACCTACCAATCCCTAGATGCCGTTGCACAGGGAATGGTAGTAGATGTTGAAGAACTAGAAGATGCCATTGCCGCCGCCGAAGCAGATTCAGTAGAAGCGGTATGTTTAAAAGTTCTAAGTAAATACAATACATAATATGCAAACGACAATAAAAGACAGTAACGATTTATTGAACTTCTTGGTAGCCCAATCCGATTCGCGTAAGGATTGGTTTGGGTTTACCGCACAAAAATTAACTGCTATTTCTTTAGCGCATGACATTGCCGCAAACCATGCGGATAAGTTTACGCCTGATGAAATCGTTGATTATGTTCATACGCTAAATAACGCGTTGTATCAAAAGATTATTAAACCGATGGGCTAATCATGTCGGGCGTTACTTATACCGTTGAAGGCTTAAAAGATGTTCTTTTGGCTTTTGATGAACTAGCCCAAGAAATTGGCGATAAGGATGCCAAAAGCAAAATTTTAGTTCCCGCGGCACGGGAAGCAATGCGACCCGTTTTAACGATGGCTAAAATAAATGCGCCCAAAGATACAGGCGATTTATCACGCACATTACAAATTGAAGCCCGCCGCCCAACCAAGCGGGATATGCGTTCTAAGTATATTAACGAAACTGATAGCGTTATTGCACTTATAACAACAAAAGCATTTCCAAAAAAATTAAAAAAACAGTTTTACGAAGCCAATGCTTCGCTTTATGAAACTAATAAAGAAGCATATAAAAAGAAACTTAAAGAAACCAAAAAGAATTTAGGTTTTTTATCGGATGCAAGGGCAATAGCGCAAGAATTTGGCACGGCTAGAAATGGCGCAAAACCATTTTTACGCCCTGCTTTAGAATCCCAATCTCAAAGTGTCGCTAAAAAGATTGGGGAAATTTTGGCAAGGCGAATGAATCAATACAAGGCAAAACAAAAATGACAAAATTTAGTTCAGCGTTTGGGGATAAATACCAAACAAATAGAAAGAACCTTTTAATTCGTTCATTTGAATTGGGCGGGCATACTTTTAAAGTACGCATACCTTTGGTTGCTGAATCGGATGCCATCTACAAAAAGGTTTCTGAACCCGATGAAGAAACAATAGAAAAGGTTTATCAAGAAATTACCAAACCTTTGCGCCAATTTGAAAACAACCAAACCGAAGAATTTAAATTTACGGATGATGATATTTTGGTTGACGGGCGTTCTATGCGCGAAGCCGCTAAAAACAAAGCCATTACCGAAGCCCGCATTACTGAATTTTTTAAGTTACTAGTTCCTGAAATGGAAGGCGTAACCCTTGAAGATTTGACCTACGCGGATATTGAAGAAGAATTCCCTATTTCCGTGCAGATGCAGATTGTGGAAAAGATTGGCGAAGTTATTAGCCCGACCTATAGGGAAGCGCGGGGAAACTAATAGGCTCGTTGAAAAGCCAATGCCTAGCCGCAATGATTTTCAACGGGCATACCCTAGAAACAATAGCCGAATTAGACGATGTAACCTTGGTAAACATTCAAACAATGTATGCCGATGGAATGGTTGGAAATTACGGCGTTCTTACGCAATTGGCAACCCTAACTAACGGGGTGTTTAATTACATGAGAACGGCAAATTCGCCCCCATATAAACTAGCCAACATTTTGGGTAGTGCGTATGATTACATCTACCCGCCTTTATCTGATGATAAGAAAAAAGCGGCGGTAAACGATAGCCTTTTAGCATTTATGCAACAGGCACAAGGATTTGATAAAACATTGTTTGGGGTAAAAGATGGCTAATATGATTGCCCGCCTTGGCGTAAACCTTGGTTTAAATACCGCGGAGTTCAACAAAGGACTTGCTGAAGCGGGAAAGAAACTTGAACAATTTAGCCAAACCGCGGAAAAGTTTGGAAAGATTGGCGCAACCGCCTTGGTTGCCGCTAGTGCCGCCGCACTTCAATACGCCGATGAATTAGCCGATGTAGCCAAAGCCAATGATGTGGCTATTGCAACGGTTCTTAAACTTTCTAACGCTTTGGGCAATGCGGGCGGCAAAGCAAACGATACAGGAAAACTTTTAGCATCGTTTACAAAGTTTATTGATGAAGCCGCGGGCGGTTCTTTGCAAGCACAAAAAACCGCAATTATGTTAGGTTTAAGCCTTAAAGATTTAGGTAAACTTTCAGAAGAAGAATTATTAAATAAAGTTGTTAAAAATCTTGGGTCAATGGATGATTCCGTTACCCGCAATGCCAAAGCAATGGAAGTTTTTGGCAAAGCCGCTAAAGGTGTAGATTTTGTTGGACTTGCCGAAGATATGGGCAAGGCTAATAAACTAACTGATGACCAAGCAATTGGAATTCAAAAAGCCGCTGATGCCTACGATATGTTGGCACAAAATGCGCGTGACACGATGGTAATTCTTAGCGCGGCACTTGGGCCAGTTCTTAAAACAACGCTAGATTACATAAAAGACATGAAAGGCGAAACTAGCCTTTTAGGTGAAATCTTTAAAACTGTATTTCAAACCGTTGCGGTTCTTGGGGCTAATGTTGCGTTTGTGTTTAAAGGTATTGCCGATGAACTGGTGCATACCTATCAAAACGCAAAGATTCTTGTTACAGAAGGCGTTGATGCCGCTATTGCCGCCAATAAAAAATACGATGCCTACCGCGCATCACAACGCCAAAATTTAGATTTCTTTGAATCCCAAATTATGGGTACAAGTTACGGGCGTAGTGGCGTACATCCTGACCGTACCGATAACAAATCGCCCGCCGCTAGTGTGGGTAGAACTGTTACTAAAGCCCGCGATAAAGATGCTGAAGAAGCCGAACGCCGCAGATTAAAAATGATTGCGGATTTAAACCGCGAAGCACAAAGGTACGCAAAACTTCTTTTGGATATTGAAGGGCAACAAGTAGCGGCATACACAAACGAAGCCAAACGTATTGAAAAAGAACAACGCGGCTTAGAAATTAAAAATCAGTTGTTATTTATTGACCAAAAAACAATTGATATGAGGTCAGAAGATGCAAATTTAACACGCGATTTATATTTATCAGAACAAAAGCGTTTAGATGCTATTCAAGAAATTAACCGAAATAATCTTTTAGATGCTGATGGAAAAGAACAATTAGTAGCAAGGGAAAATGCATTAGCCGATGCGACAGAACGCTATCTACGCGCACAAAATCAAGCGGTTAAAGCGCAACGCGAAGGAACTGGCGAACAAGGTTTCTTAAAAGAAGGCGCAAAGTTTTTCCGCGATTTGCCTACCGATTTAGAAAACGGCGCAAAAGCGTTTCAATCAGTAATGGGCAACATGGAAAGCGCGTTAGATAATTTTGTTCGCACGGGCAAGTTATCGTTTAAGAGTTTGGCGCGTAGCATTATTCAAGATTTGATTGCTATTCAATTACGCGCATCGGCTACAGGAATATTTAAACAATTGTTTGGGATGTACGCGGGCGGCGGCTTTGGTACTGGCAACGCCTTTGGCAATCAAGACCTTGGCGGGTATTTGGCAGAAGGCGGTTCTGCTAATGCCAATACGCCTTATGTTGTCGGTGAACGCGGCCCTGAACTGTTTGTACCCCGTTCATCAGGTACAGTAATTCCTAACCATGCTTTAGCGGGCGCGGGCGGTACTACGATGGTTACAAACAACTACATTAACGCCATTGATACTAAATCGTTTGAAGAACGCCTATACGGTAGTTCTAACGCGATTTGGGCGGCAAATCAGTATGCCAATAAATCGTTGGCGGTGAATAGGGGTCGGGCATGAGTTTCCAAACCATCTTTGAAATACAACAATCAATGACGGTAAACAACCGCCGTATGGTTGGACAACAAGTAGCGCGTAGCGGTTATATCACCGTAGCGCAATACCTAACCGCCGTACCTTGGGTGTTTACTATCCAACCCCATGCTTATCTTTACTATCCACAAGTACGGGATATTATTCAAGCCATTGATAACAAAGATAGGCAATTGCCTGAAACAATTACTTTTAATACTACTAATCTTGCTTGGTTTAATAAAATGCGTGGCACGGCTACCGCGGCAACTTTAAACGGTGCGCCCGCGGCTAATACGCAAACACTTGCTTTAACTTCTAACGGAACATTTAAAGCGGGCGATTTCATTATGATTAACGGATACACCTACAAGATAACCGCCGATAGCGCGGGTTCATCAGTAGGCATTAACCGCCCGTTGATTGGTACGCCCGCATCAGGAACAACGGTTAGCATTGGCAATGCTTGCACATTTACGGTGGTTGCAGAATCTTGCCCAACCTATACACTTAACCCAATGACGGATGGCGCGTTTGTGCAATGGGATGCGCCGTTTGTTTTCCGTGAGTACATAACATGACAACAATTAACGCCGTAACTGGTTCACAAATCAACCATGCGGAATTTGTAAAACTTACCGTTGGCAATGCCGCTACGGTTTACACATTCTGCAACGCCGCCGCACCTATCACGGTTGGCGGCATTACCTTTGCTAACCTTGGTGCGTTGCTTAATGTTGGTGATGTTCAACGCGACATTAAAGCAACATCGGATGACATGACCATTGCATTGACGGGCATTGACCCAACCAATGTAGGCATTATTCTTGGCAATGATATTAAAGGTTCGTTGGTAGAAGTATGGCGTGGGTTCTTTGACAGTAATAACCAAATCATTACAACGCCTACAACGCAATTCTTTAAACGCTACCAAGGCATCATCAATAGCGTTTCAATTACCGAAGATTTCAATAGCGAAGCAAGAACTAGGATTGCAACTTGTTCTATTTCTTGTTCATCAATGCGGCGCATTTTGGAAAACAGATTGTCGGGCGTTAAAACCAATCAGAACAATTGGCAATTTATTTATACGGGCGATACTTCAATGAACCGTGTAGCACAAATTTCAAACACCTATTTTGATTTTGGTTCGCCGCCAATGACACAAACACAAGCAAGTGAAACTACAGTAACAATGGATAACAATAGTGGAGGTGGTGACGCACCATGATAAGACAAGCGACAAGATACGATATACCTAGACTGTTAGAAATTGTGGAGGCATACGCTTATGAAAACCCTATTAAAAAACTTGGTGAATCGTGTAACCACTTTCCCCGCTATGTTGAAGAACTATTGTTTAGCATCATTCAAGGGCGTGGGTTTATTTTTGTGGACTCGAATCTTAGAGGTGCAATCGTGGCTTATAAAAGTTCTAACATTTGGTCACCCAAAGTAAAAGAATTAAACGAACTATTGTGGTGGGTTGAACCTGAATATCGCAATGGTACGGTTGGCGGGCGGCTTTGGAAAGCGTTTGATGAACGCGCACAAGCGATGTTAAAAGCGGGCGATGTAGATTTTGTTTGCACTTCAATTTCTGCTAACGGGCCGTTGATTGATTACACGCGCAGGGGATACAAAGCCCTTGGCGCAACTTTTGTTAGGGAATAAAAATGGTTTGGACATTATTAGCGGCGGCGGCATCATCCCTAGCGACCGCTACAGGAATTAGTATAGCGGCGGCAACATTTGCCGTTAACTTTGCCCTTTCATACGTTGTTACCCGTATCTTTGCGGAAAATCCCGAACAACAACAAGACATGGGCGTTAGGCAACAAGTACCGCCAAGCGCAGTAAATGCAATTCCTATTGTGTACGGCAATGCCTACATGGGCGGCACATTTGTTGATGCGGTTTTGACTACCGACCAAAAAACAATGTACTACGTTTTGGCTATCTCAAGCATTAGCCCAAATGGTCAATTTACATTTGACACCGCCGATATGTATTTTGGCGACCGAACTATTGTTTTTGGAACAGGCGCAGATAGCACAAAAGTTATTAAGTTAATTGATGAAGCGGGAAATGAAAACACAAAGATTAGCGGCAATCTTTACATCAATCTTTATACATCTACCGATGCGGGCGTAATTACATCTAGCAATGGTGCATCAGCACCTAGTACGGTTATGGGCGGTTCTGATATTGCCGTTGGTCAGCGTTGGACAGGAACGCGGCAGATGAACGGTTTGGGTTTTGCTATTGTTAAACTAATTTACAACCGCGATGCTGACACTACACAACTTTCCCCAATTACTTTTAAAGTTAGTCACACACTAAATGGAACTGGTGTAGCCAAAGCGGGTGATGTTTGGTATGACTACATGACCAACGCGGTTTATGGCGGTGCGGTAGATGCCGCGTTTGTAAATAGCACAAGCGCAACCGCTTTAAACACTTACGGCGACCAAACAATTACATTTACCAATTCAAGCGGCAACCCCGCTACACAAGCGCGTTACCGAATTAACGGCGTATTAGATGCAGGGCAATCGGTTCTTTCTAATGTTGACCGCATTATGTCGGCGTGTGATTCATGGATGACCTATAACGCCGCATTGGGTCAATGGTCGGTAGTGGTTAATAAAGCCGAATCTACCGCTTATGCGTTTACTGACAACAACATTATTGGCGAAATCCGCGTTAGTGCGACCGACATTACAACTTCAATAAATCAAGTTGAAGCGCGATTCCCGTTTAAAGAAAACCGCGACCAAGCCGCATTTGTAAACATTGAAACACCTAGCGGTTTACTGTATCCCAATGAACCCGTTAACAAGTATTCAATTACTTATGACTTGGTTAATGATTCGGTGCAAGCAAGTTACCTTGCAAATCGTTTATTAGAACAAGCCCGCGAAGATTTAATTGTAGGTTTCAGCACTACATATTACGGCATCCAAGTTGATGCGGGCGATGTAGTTAGCGTTACCAATTCTGATTACGGTTGGAACGCAAAACTATTCCGCGTGATGAAAGTTAACGAAGCATCATTACCCGATGGTTCATTAGGCGCAAAATTGGAGATGTCAGAATACAACGCGCAAGTTTATGATGATGCAACCATTCAGCAATTTACGCCCGTGCCTAATTCGGGTTTGCCATCGGTTAGTTATTTTTCACCATTAGCCGCACCTACTGTTACAGGATTTGCAACTGCAACCATTCCGTATATCAATGTTCAGGTTTTTATTCCAACAACGGGGCGCGTAACTTTTGGTAATTTGTTTTGGACTACAAGCGCAACGCCAACATCTGCTGATTGGAAGTTGGTAACAAGCGCATCTACAACCGATGGTCAACCCGTTACCAATGGTACTTATTACACATTTGCCAACATCACACTAAACACGGGTACTTATTACTTTGCCTATATGGTTGGCAATGATGTAACAAGTTCAGTATTAAGCCCTATTAGCGCGGCATTAGTTTGGAATCCCGTAGCGGGCGCAGGGCCTACAGGCCCAACGGGTACTACAGGGCCAACAGGCACTACAGGCGGTAGCGGCGATTCGGTTGATATAATTTTTAAGCGTTCAGCAACGCAACCCGCAACACCATCACCATCAGTAGGAACGCCCGCAACTTGGTATTCTGATGTTAATTCCGTACCCGCGGGAACTGACCCAATTTGGTCATCAGTAGGAACAAATACGGGAACTGGCACAAATTACACTTGGCAAACGCCGCTTCTAATTGAAGGTCAAAATGGAACTGATGGTTTGTCGGTTGCCGAACTTTTAATTTATATCAGGGCTACATCTACACCATCTACACCAACTGGCGGTAGTTATAACTTTACAACGCAAACATTAACTGCGCCGACAAGTTGGTTTTCGTATGTTCCTAGTGGAACTGACCCCGTTTATACATCGCGTAGCGTTGCATCTATTCAAGGAACAACGGGTACAGATTCATCATTAACTTGGACTACACCAACGCTAAGTTTTCAAAATGGCGCAACTGGCCCAACAGGAACAACAGGCCCTACAGGGGCATCAATAACAGGGCCAAATGGCTTGGTTGGCTTGTCATCCTTAACT